TTGGCGAAGAGCGCCGCAGCGCCCCGCACAACGCCGCGCAAGAAGCCGCCAAGCTGCTGGCTGCCACCGCCTATGGGCCAGGCACCAGCCTGGAAGAGGCCGAGGCCCTGCGCGCCAAAAACACACGGCCCTTCCAGCACATGAATGACGGCAAAGGCGTGGTGGCCCACAGCCACTTGGGCCAAGAGGCCTTGCCTACCCGCCTGGTGCCCGCTGCTCAGGACGTGAAAACCATTGACCTGCAGCAAGTGCGCACTGAGCGTGCTGTGCGCGTGCTGAACCAATTTGAAGCCTGCGCCGCGTTGGCTCAAAAGGGCCTGGTCATGACCAAAGAGCTGTATGCCGCCGTGGGTGCCATGCACCCCGATGGCGTGCCCGAAGACCAACTGCAAGCCCTGCATGCCCGCCTGACGGTGCGCAGCGGCTTGAAGGTGGTGAACGGGGGTGCGGTGTGACTGCCCTCCAAAACAAGTTGGCCCCGGAGTGCGATCAACACCCCGAGGCCGTCCCTGCAACCCAAGTAACCCAACCTGAAACCACAGAGGAAGCCATGCTACTTCAGAACGCCGCCTTGACACCAGAGGCCAAGAAACACTTTGGCCTGCCCCGCAACCCGTTTGTAGACGACGTGCAAAGCACAGACGACGTGTTCCAAAGCCCCAGCGTGCGCTACGTGCGCGCCGCCCTGATGGACTGCGCCCAGCACCATGGCTTTTGTGCCGTGGTGGGCGAGAGCGGCGCAGGCAAAAGCACCCTGGCCGAAGACTTGGAAGAGCGCATCAAGGCAGAGGGGCGCGACGTGCTGGTCATCCGCCCCTACGTGCTGGCCATGGAGGCCAGCGATACCAAGGGCAAAACCCTCAAGAGCAGCCACATTGCCGAAGCCATTGCCTATGCGCTGGACCCCCAGCTCAAGGTCAAAAGCAGCCCAGAGGCGCGCTTTCGTCAAGTGCACGAGTTGCTGCGCGCCAGCCGCAAGGCGGGCCGCCGCCACCTGCTGGTGATTGAAGAGGCCCACTGCCTGCCAGTGGCCACGCTCAAGCACTTGAAGCGCTTCATTGAACTGAAGGACGGCATGCAGCGCCTCATTGGTGTGGCCTTGATCGGCCAGCCAGAGCTGCGTGACCGGCTGGGCAGCCAGAACGCCGACGTGCGTGAAGTGGCCCAGCGCTGCGAGGTGGTACCGCTTGACCCGCTAGATGCTGACCTGGATGCCTACCTGCGCCACAAGTTTGCCCGCTTTGACTTGAAGCTGGACCAGGTGCTGGCACCCGATGCACCCGATGCCATTCGCGCACGGCTCATCCACATTCCCCGTGGCGGCAAGCCCACCGATGCCAAAAGCCTGTGTTACCCGCTGGTGGTCAACAACCTCATGTGCCGCGCCATGAATGCCGCCGCCAACGCGGGTGCACCGGTGGTAAGTGCCCAAGTGATTGCGGGGTGCTGAGCCATGAAGCCCTTTGAAATTTCCCCACCCAAGCCACAGGCCATGACCAACCCCCGCACCGGCATCCACCACACCGCCGACGACGAGCTGTTTTGGGGCGCAGCCCACGAGCAAGAGGCCGCTGCCAGCATGCCCCCCGTGGTGGCCCACAGCGCCACCCGCCGCAGCTGCGACGAGCTGGGCCTGTGCCAGCACCGCCAGCCCGCCTGCACCGGTTGCAGCAGCCACGACACCCGGCGCCTGCCGCCCGGTGGCTTCTACTTTGCCCCCGGCGTGATTGACCGTGGCCACCCCGTGCGCCCCATGCACCGCCGCACCGGCCTGCGCGCCGCCATGCGCTGGGTGGCCTGGGTGGCCATGGCCGCAGCCGTGGCGGGCACCATTGCCAGCTGCAGCTACGCCATGGGCAACATTTACGGCCTGATGCAAGGCGGTGTGCTGTGAGCGGTGCCGACCTGCATTGCCCCGTGTGTGGCGCCGAGCTGGACTTGGCCACCGTGTTCAGCGCCCATGTGGACCAACAGGCGCTGGAGCGGCTGGTGAACGCGGGCTTCCCCATTGGCTCGTACCTGCTGCGCTACGTGGCGCTGCACAAGCCGCCCAAGCAAACGCTGACCATCCGCAAAAAGTTGAAGCTGCTGGGCGAGCTGCTGCCCGACCTGGAGCGCCAGGCCATTACCCGTGCCGGGCGCGACTGGGTGGCCCCCAAAGCCAACTGGGCCCTGGCCATTGACCAAATGGCCGCCACCGCCCAAGCCGGGCGGCTTGACCTGCCCCTGAAAGGCCACGGCTACCTGCACGCCATGCTGCAAGGCATGGCCGACAAGGCCGAGGCAGCGGCCGAAGCCCAACGCGAGCAAGTGCGCCGCGCCGCCGCACAAACCACCCGCGCCACCGTGCAGGTGCGCGGCCAGGCCATGCCCATGGGGCAGGCGCTGGCCCAGGTGTACGGCGGACGCGACCCGGCCCTGGCCGCCCTGGACGAAAGCGAGCGCGCCGCCGCCCCCATGCCCGCCGAGGTGCGCGCCAAGCTGGCCGCACTGCGCGGCCGCCAACCCAACCCCAGCAGCCCGAACCACCCGCAACCACAGGAGCCGCAGGCATGAACCATCCCAAAACCCAGCGCATGGTGAGCTGCCCGGTGAACCGGGCCATCGTGGACCATGTGCGCACCTGTGGCCGCGTCACACGACAGGCCATTGCCGAGCACCTGCTCTCCATTGGCCTGCATCCGGGGCGGCAGCAGGTTTACAACCTCTGCGCCATCGGCGTGCTGACCAATGTTGCACCCCACATGCGCTTTGCCGAGTTTGCACTGGGCCGCCGAGCCGCGCTGTTTGATGCCCCCGCGCCCTGCCGACCGCCTGTGGCACAGGCCAAACGCCAACGCGCACCCCAAGCCGCGCCTGCGCCCGCGCCCGTGCTGGCAGCCCCAGCCCCCTGGGTGGGCACCCGGGTGCCGCCCCGCCAGTACGACGTGATGCGCGCCCCCGTGTGGGTGCCACCCGATCACACGCCCACCCGCCCAGGTGCGGGTGCCTTTTTGAACTGTCCCACCCGTGGCCACCGCTGCTGAACCTCACCCCGTTACCCCCAAAAGGACCGCACCCATGACCAACACACACAACCTGCCCGAGGGCTACTGGCCCGACGCCCGGGGCAACCTCATACCCGTGGCCACCATCAAGCCCATTGACCAGGCACGCGACGCACTGGTGAAAGAGCTGGTGACCAAAGCCGAGGGCGTGCGCGGCACGCTGGCCGCCTTCAAGGCCAGCGCCTTTGCCGACATTGCCGCCTTTGTGGACCTGAGCGCTGAAGCCTACGGCGTGAACCTGGGCGGCAAGAAGGGCAATGTGCAGCTGCTGAGCTTTGACGGACGCTACAAGGTGATTCGCGCCATTCAAGAAAGCATCACCTTTGACGAGCGCCTGCAAGCCGCCAAAGCGCTGATCGACCAGTGCCTGGCTGAGTGGACGGCCAACGCCCGCCCCGAGCTGAAGGCCATCATCAACCGCGCGTTTGAGGTGGACAAGGCGGGCAACATCAACACCAACGCCGTGCTGGCCCTGCGCCGCATGGCCTTTGACGACGAGCGCTGGACCACCGCCATGACGGCCATTGCCGAGGCCGTGCAGGTGACGGGCAGCAAAAGCTACATCCGCGTGTACCAGCGGGTGGGCAGCACAGACCAGTACGCACCCATTGCGCTTGACATTGCGGGGGTGTGAGCATGGCCAAGACCACTTACACCGCATCCGCATACTGGTTCAACGAAGCGCAAGTCACCCTTCAGGTGGACTTCGATGTTCTGACCACTGAGTTGGCCGCCGAGATCAATGGTTTCTGGAGCAGCTCCGAACACCGACTGAGAGATGAGGACGGAGACGTTCAGCGCGCCGTAATCCGTATGTTTGGCGAGGCTGCCATCCGCCACTTCATGGTCGATGGCGGTGCGTCGTTCGGGCCAACCACCGACGTCTCATTTACAGAGAAGGTGATTCACGCACAAGGCGAAGGCTGGCCCGATGTGGAGGGTCTGGGAATTCTGATCACTGCAGCCAGCGTCTCCACGCCGGAATATGAAGATGTGTCGTTGGAGGTTGCCAGTGCCTGCTGAAAACACCACACGCCCCGTGCAGCTCCAGGTCAACCTGGCCGGTGCCTGGAAAACCGTCCTGCACTTCGACGCGGGTGACGCCATTGCATCCGACAAGGTGCAACAGGGTGCCCTGATGCTGCATGAAGCGGCCCCCAACGCCGATTTCCGAATCGCCACCCGAGAGCGCCACCCAGTGGTTCTGCGTCACCTCTCCAAGGGTACATATGGCCTTTGGATGGACTCGAAAGGAGCATGCTGATGTTCAAGAATCTCACTGTCTTGCGCGTGACATCAGGCATGCCAGCAGGTAGCGACCAGCTTTTTGACGCACTGGAGCGCATGCCGTTCGAACCCTG